TATTAATTGTTTTCATTGTTTTTGTTTTTAATTATGTTTCAAATTTAAAAAAAATATATTTACCAACCAAATTTTTAACTTAGTTTTTAACTAATATATATAAAAAAATAATTCTACTCTAGTAAATTTTACTAAAATAAAATTATAATTTTTAAAAAAACCGAGAAAATTAAGCTAATTTTTTATAAAGGCATCAACAAATTGAGTGGTGTTTCGCCGTTATTTAAGACAACTCCACAACCAACCGCAGGTCTTTTACCGTATTTTGCGTAAGCCATTGCGTATGACTTGTGATTTATACCACAACCAACTTGCATACCAAAGATTCTAAACTTTTTACCTACATAGTGTTCGCAATATGCCTGTGTGTGCAAATGCCCTTGAACTGTATTCATCATATCTGCACGACACTTAGTCCTAGCAGTACCACCTTCTCCGTGTATATACTGAACACCATTTAATTCGTACCTTTCTACAAATTCCCAATTAGGCACTTCTAATACTTCTTTGTATGATTTTATCCACTTACTAGGTATAGCACTAGTTTGTGCCTTACGCATAATAATTCTATCGTGGTTTCCTATGATAACTGTAGCTACAGGAAATGCTTTGTGCCAACGTGATATACGTTTTATAGCTAATTCTAGTTCATCTAAGCCACCCATTCCATCTGCTGAGGTTTCGTGGTAGCTTGAGTAATGATTGTCTATTATATCGCCTATAAACACCACCTCTGTGCAATTATAGGTGTGGTATTGTTCTTTAGACCAATCAAGATACGAGTCTAAACAAAAAGGTTCGTGCAAGTCTCCGATTACTAATACATTACTAATTTCTTGCTCTCGCAGTTTCTGAATGACTTGTATCTCGTGTGGTTTTAATCTGTATCTATTACTTCTTTCCACTATCAGCTAATCCCTGTGCACCTGTTAAACCTACTAATGCCCAAAACATTTCACTTACGTGTACTTCATCTACATCTAAACTTCTAGCTATAAAAGGAACAATAATAGCTGCTATAGTGTACCATACCTTCTTAGATTTTAATATTGTTAAAATTAAATAGTTTTTCATTTTTATTGTTTTAAATTAATTAATATGTCCATAAGACATTTTTATCTTTACTTCTATCCATATCTACGTGTACAAATTTTCCTTTAAAGTTTATGCCTATCCTGTTTAAACCAACTTTAAATAATGCATTTATAATTAAAAATCTTTCCCTAGAATTATTAGGTAAATAAATATCTGCTGCATACCCTAAACAATGGCTTGAACCTATCCTGCCGCCAACTTTTAAGTTCCATTGTTTTGTTCTATATCCTGATGTAATTTTAAAAGGGACTTGTGCTATTGACCTTGCTTTGTCTAATAAATGAATAAACACTTTGTCCATTTTTTCCCCACTTCCTTTTAAATCAGGACTATCAAATTCAGATATATCAAAAAATTCCAAAATTTATATGTTAAATACTGCAAAGATTTTTATCCCTTTTATATTGTTAATCAATACTTTTGTAGTTTTCTTTGCTTCTTCTACTTTATGATAACGAGGGTTAGTGCTATTCAGTTTTCTTTTTTTCACTGTGTTTTTTCTTTTGACTATACCATTTGTCTACTGTGTAGGCTATAGAAATAACAAGTAAAACAATTTTTAATGCTAATTCTATATTACTGAATGTTGTTACACTTAGTACTGTTCCGTTTACTGCTGCAACTTCTAGTGTGTCTTGTACTGTTTTTTGTATCGGCATTTGTCAAATATGATTTTAATTTAGTTTTATTTACTTCTTTAACTTTATAGTGTTTTTTCATTAATTATATGTAGTGTCTAAAAAATCTCTAATTGTAATTTGAGTATCTTGTTTGTCAGGTCTTTCTAAGTTCATTCCTTGATAATATGCGTTTGAATTAGGGGTAACATTTGCACCACTATTAGTTGAGTATTCAGGGAACAAACTAGAATTATTACATAAATAATCTACTAATCTTTCAGTGTAAAATTGAGCAGTATTACTTATCTCTGAACGTAAATCTTGAGCTTCTGCTCTAGTTAATGGTGTAGAGTTTTCAGCAGTCTTAGAAACTACGTTGTTGTTTTGTACTTTATACCTTAAAAAAGGTAATACTTCATAAAAAGCATAGTGAACTAGCATATCAGCAACATAATCTTCTAACAATGTTTTATAGTTTGCATTAGCAGGGTTACTAATTGTTCCCCCACTAATCATTCCTTGTATTGCTACAAACAGATTAGTTCCAAGCTTAGTTTCTACATATTTTTTTTGTGCGATTTTTACATAAGGAAGCAAAAAATTTACATCAACATTCATATTGATTGCAGTTGAATCTTTTAGTTTATCTTCACTTATGAATAGTACATATCCTGCCATATTATCTAGGTTTTATATATCCGTGATTCTTCATTCTTTTTGGTGGTCTAGCTACAAGGTTATCATTTTTTTGTGCAGTAAAACCTTCTGACTTAGCTTTTGTGTAACCTATATTTTTATCATCTTGTATTTTGTCAGGATAGTAAACATAGTTCTCATCTGTCTTTGGTGCTTTATAAACTTGTCTTAACCAAAAATGTTCACATTGAGGCCCTCCTTTGAAGAGCCAGATTGAGTATGTTGCTGCCCCTTCTTTACCAAAACCTGGGTTAACTGCTATTTTACTCATTCTCATTATGTCCTCTTTACGATAAATCTTTTTAGCTTTTTCCATTTTCTTACAAAACTCTCTTTGAGTTCCTGTTTCGTTTACTAGGAAATTATCGTGTGTGTAAACATACCTAACTTTGTAAAAAGCAGTTTTAGATTTATTTAAACCATCTTGACTACTTCTTGCATTTGGGTTAGCCCTGCCTGTAGAGGTTAATTCTGTATTGCTTATGTTGTTTAGTTCAGCTTCATAATCAAAATCTTGATGTTCACCATCAACTATTTCTTCAGATATTAATTCCCAATCTTTAGGTATATCTTCCATAGTTTCTAGAAAAGCATCTAATTCTGTCTTTTCAAAGTTAAGCATTTCATCGTGTGATTCACAAGCCATATAAACTGTCTTGCCTTCGTATTCGTGTTCGTGATATCCACTACAACCAATTTTTACTGCGTGTTTTTCTGCTTCTTCGATAGTGTCAAAAACAGGTTTACCGTCTATCATACCAACCTTACTAAACTCATCTTCTTCAACTATTTCTTCTTGTTCTAAAGGTTCTAATCCTAGTTCATTCCGTATTTCATCTTGTGTCATTACTGACTTCATATCTTCAATAGTAAATTTAGATGTAATTGGTTTTGTCTGCACAAAAGAAACAGGCAAGTCCATATTGTTAATCTTAAATATTTTTACTAATACTTTGATGATATGTGTTTGGAATGGCTTAACGACTGTGTTAAGGTAAAAGTCTGCTGCATTCATTAACTCGTCAGCATTGTTTCCAAGCCCTGTGTCGGACTTTATACCCATCAGCATAGGAGAGGTTACTCTGTGTCCTGTTAAGATGTTCTGAACGAGTAATTCCTGTAAAGCTAAATACTGTTTGTCTGCGTTACTTACAGATATAGGAAATATCTCAGGGGTTCTTGTTTTATCATCTGAAAAAGTCAATACAAATTTCCCACTGTTACTAGCTGATGTAAACTTGTCTGTTAAGCTACGTTCTATTTGTAACCTTTCTTCCTGTGTCGGTACCCCATTTGAAAAATTGACCATATAACTCCCTGAGAAACCATTGGATATATTGTTTAGATGAAACTCGGCTACCCTTTGGTCTACTAAAGCCCAATTATTTGCAGCTATGTAATCAGGTGTGTGGTAAATGTCCATATTAGGACTGTAAAGACCTGTGTATAAAAGCTGACTAGGACTTGTTCTGTCGTTCATGTTAAAAGCAGGAATTGGTGTAGGTTTGTTTTGTCTAGTATTACTCCAATCTGCTGATACATAATAAGTATCTATAACTCCCATAGCATTTGGCTTTCCTGCCCTTACCCTCTCTACAGGCACGTGGTATATTTCAACGATTTCTGTCTTAGCTTTGTTCCATATTAAG